AATACGACTAGTGGAGCTATTACAGTAACTATGCCAGCAGGTTCAGCAGGAGATATTGTTTCTTTAGCTGACTACACAAATACTTGGCAAACAAATGCAGTTACAGTTACACCCAATGGTTCAGATAAAATTGGTGGAATTAATGCAAATGCTATTTTATCAACTGAAGGTCAATCAGTAACTTTTGTTTATGTTGATGCAACAGAAGGTTGGAAAAATATACAAGATTCAACTTCTAATGTAATAGGTAATGCTTTCATAGTTGCAACAGGAGGAACTATCACAACATGTGGTAATTGTAAAATTCACACATTCACAGGACCAGGAACTTTTTGTGTATCACAAGTTCATCCTTGTGCTGCAAATAATTTAGTATCATACATGGTTGTTGCAGGAGGAGCTGGTGGAGCTTCTACACAAGGTGGTGGTGGAGCAGCAGGTGGTTTTAGAGAATATAAATCTCCAGTAACTCCTTATACAGCTAGTCCATTAGATGGTAATCCTGGTGGAACATCAATAACTGTTACAGCATCTCCATTTCCTATTACAGTTGGTGGAGGAGGAACAGGAAGAACACATCCAAGTTCTTGTAATGGTGGAACTGGTAGTAATTCAATATTTTCAAGTATAACTTCCGCTGGTGGCGGAGGAGGTGGTCAATTTAATGGAGGTGGAGCTAATGGTGGATCTGGTGGTGGCGGTGGTGGTAATGGTCCAGGTAATGCTGGAGGAACAGGAAATACACCTCCTGTAAGTCCATCTCAAGGTAATAATGGTGGAGCTGGTAATCAACCAGATGGTGCTGGCGGAGCTGGTGGTGGAGCTGGTGCTGTTGGAGGTTGTAGTATTCCTAGTCCATTAAATGGAGGAACTGGTGGAGCTGGTGTAGCTACTGCTATTTCAGGTTCTTCTACAACTTATGCAGGTGGTGGTGGAGGTGGTGCTAAAACTGGTGCAGGTGGAGTAGCAGGATCTGGAGGTGGAGGTAGTGGTGGAAGTGGAAATAATCCAACACCAATAGTAGCAACTGCTGGAACAACTAATACTGGTGGTGGTGGTGGCGGTGGTGGAAATTGTGGTGGAACACAAGATAGTGCAGCTGGCGGTAGCGGAATCGTAATAATAAGGTATAAATATCAATAATTATGGCAAGTAAAATAAAAGTAGATAATATAGAAAACCAATGCGGCGGTGCAGTAGTCACTAAATGCGGTGCAACAACTACGATTGCAGGTACTAATGTAAATGCAACTACAGTTACAGCAACCAATGTTGTTGGGAGTACAGCAGTTAAATCAGATAATATACAAGCAGCAGATGGTGGAAATATAATTAATCAATGTGGTACAACAATCACATTAGGTGCATCAGGCGATACTATTAATTTAGCATCAGGTGCATCACAAACAGGATTCGGGAGAACAGGTACAGTAGACTGGGATACGACTCCTAAAACTGCTAGTTTTAATGCAACAAGTGGTGACGGATTTTTCTGTAATACAACATCAAGTGCTTTTACAGCAACACTGCCTTCAGGTGCTGCTGGAGCAATAGTTTCATTTGCAGATTATGCAGGTACTTGGCAAACAAACACTTTAACAGTTAGTCCTCAATCTGGAGAAAAAATAGGTGGAGCAGCTTCTAACGTAGTTTTAAATACTGAAGGTCAATCAGTTACATTCGTATATGTTGATTCAACACAAGGTTGGGTTAATGTTCAAGATTCAACTTCTAACGAAAGAGGAAATCCTTATATAGTTGCAACAGGCGGAACTATAACAACGTCTGGTAATTGCAAAATTCATACATTTACAGGTCCTGGTACTTTTACAGTTCAATCTGCTGCAGCTTGTTCTGCTGATAATGTAGTTTCATATGTAGTTGTAGCTGGTGGCGGTGGTGGAGCAAATGGAGTTGGTGCTGGCGGCGGAGCAGGAGGATTTAGAGAAGTAGTCAGTCCAAGTTCACCTTATACTGGTTCACCTTTAAATGGTTATCCAAACTCACCAAATAGAATTACAGTAACAGCAACAGCTTTCCCAATAACAGTTGGTGGTGGTGGGTCAGGTGGGGGCGGTAATGGAGTTTCAGGTAATAACTCAATATTTTCAACAATAACATCTACAGGTGGTGGAGGTGGTTCAAGAGACACTCCTGGTGGGGACGGTGGTTCTGGTGGAGGAGCATACATTCCAAGTAGCCCACAATATCTTAAAGGGTCGGGTAATACACCCCCTGTTAGTCCACCTCAAGGAAATCCTGGAGGAGAAGGAAACTCTGCAGGTGGTGAATCAGGTGGCGGTGGTGGAGGTGCAGGTGCTCCTGGAAATAATGGTACGAATAATCCTAGTAATCCTAATGATGGAGGTCCAGGAGGAGTTGGTGTATCAAGTCAAATTACAACATCATCAGTAACAAGAGCTGGTGGAGGTGGAGGTTCTGGTTTTAATGGAACTGGAGGAGCTGGTGGATCTGGTGGTGGTGGAGATTCTGGTCCAGGTAGAGCACTAGGACCTGGAATAGCTGGAACAGCAAACACTGGTGGTGGAGGTGGAGCAGGAAATTATCCAGGATCTCCGAATAATGGCGCAGCAGGTGGATCTGGTATAGTAGTAATAAGGTACAAATTTCAATAGGTAAATTATGAGTGAAATAAAAGTAAATAAATTAACACCAAGAACAAATTGTGGTACAGTAACTGTTGGAGATTCTGGTGATTCAGTATCTGTTTCAGCAGGTGTTCCAGTAACAGTTAATGGAGATTTAAAATCAAACGCATTAAAAGCAACTGATGGCGGAAGCATTATTAGTCAATGTGGAACAACTATTACTTTAGGTGCTTCAGGAGATACAATCAATTTAGCAGCTGGTGCATCACAAACAGGTTTTGGTCGTACAGGTACAGTGGATTGGGATACAACTGCAAAGACTGCTTCATTCACAGCGGTTTCAGGGAATGGTTATTTTGTTAATACAACTTCAGGAGCTTTAACAGTCACACTACCTGCCTCACCTTCTGCTGGAGACATCGTAGGTGTAGCAGATTATGCAGGAACAGCATCAACAAATACAATTACAATTGCAAGAAATAGTTCTAATATAGAAGGTAATCCAGAAAATGGAGCTATAACTAGTAATAGAGATTCAATAACTTTAGTATATGTAGATGCAACACAAGGTTGGTTAGCTGTTAATGATAATGAATCAAGTTTTATTGCACCTACATTTACTACAGCAACAGGTGGAACAATCACAACTTGTGGTGATTATAAAATTCATAAATTCACAGGTCCAGGAACTTTTTGTGTTTCACAAGTTGGTAATGCAGTTGGTGGTGGAAGTAATGTAGACTATATGGTTATCGCTGGAGGTGGTGGCGGAGGTGGATCTAGAACTCCTGGAGGCGGAGCTGGCGGTGGTGGAGCTGGAGGATGGAGAGCATCAGATGGAACTGCTTCTGGTTGTTATTCAGCAGGTCCAACACCTTTAGTAGGTTGTGCTCCAGCGTTACCAGTAACAGTTCAAGGATATCCAATAACAGTTGGAGCCTCAGGTCCAGGAGCACCTAGTGGTGACCCTGCAAGTGCAGGAAATGGTTCAAATTCAGTTTTTTCAACAATAATATCAGCTGGTGGTGGAAGGGGAGGTTCTCCAAATTCGCCTGATGGTCCTGGTGGACCAGGAGGTTCTGGAGGAGGTTCACCTTGGCAATATAGAAGTGAACCACATAGAGGAATAGGAAATACTCCTCCTGTATCTCCTCCTCAAGGAAACAATGGTGGATTAGGTGGTGGTAGTCCTTTTTACTCAGGTGGAGGCGGTGGTGGTGCAGGAGCTGTTGGAGTAGATGCAGTACCTGGGGGTGCAGCTGGAAATGGTGGATCAAGTGTGTGTTCAAGTATTGATGGATCTCCAAAATCGTATGCTGGTGGCGGAGGTGGGGGAAGTTCAGGAACGCCTGCTGGAGGATCTGGAGGTGGAGCTGGAGCTGGATCTGGTGGAAGACCTGGATCTCCAGGCCCTGGAACTAACGCATCAGATGCAAATAGGGGATCTGGTGGTGGCGGAGGTGGTCAAGGTGGTATGACTGCTGGTGGTAATGGAGCGTCTGGAGTAGTAGTAATAAGGTACAAATTCCAGTAGTTGAATGAACAAAATTTATAGTATATAATAGGAGATAATTATGGCACATTTTGCAAAACTCGGAGCTAACGGAAAAGTTATTCAAGTATTAACTTTGAATAATTCTGATATGCTTAACGCTGATGGCGTTGAAGATGAATCAGTAGGTCAACAATATTTAGAAACACATAATAATTGGCCTGCACAAATGTGGATTCAAACTTCATACAATACATCTGGTGGTCAACATAATAATGGTGGTACAGCATTTAGAGGAAACTATGCAGGTATAGGTTATACTTGGGACGAGGACGATCAAATCTTCTGGCCTAAAAAACCATATGCTTCATGGGTAAAACATAATGATTCAGCTTCTTGGAAATCACCAATCGGTGATGCTCCTGCATTAACAGAAGAACAAACTTCACAAAACGAAGCTAATACTCATAGATGGTCTTATGTTTGGAATGAAGCTAATACAACTTGGGATTTGACAAACTCTAAAGAATAATTTTTAAATGGGTGGTGGTATAAAAAAGAAAATATTTTTTTTATCTGGATTTCCAAGAGCTGGAAATACAGTTATTTCTGCAATTTTAAATCAAAACAAAAACATAGCAGTATCTGGACATTCTAATTTAGTTGACTGTTTCTTTAATTTAGAAACTATAAAAAATACATACACCTACAATAATTTTAAAAACGAAAAATCAATTGAGAATGTTAAAAAAGAATTAGTTCTTAATTTTTATGGTGATTGGAAACAATCATATATTATAGATAGAGGTGAATGGGGAACTCCTTTTAATTATGATATTATGAAAAAGTATTGTCCTAATGAATTTAAGTTAATATATTTATTAAGAGATCCAATAAATGTTATAAAATCATATGTTAAATTATGTAGAGATTATCCTAATTTTTACATAAATCAGGAATATAATAGATTAGATAAAACCACTTTGACAAGAAGTGAAGAAGAAGAGAAAATTGAATTAATAACAAAAAAAGGAGATTTTTTTGATTGGTCTTTATATACCTATAAAAATTTACAAAATAAAAAAAATGTATTGTTTATAAAATATGAAGATTTTGTAAGCAATCCCAGTATGATAATAAATAAAATATACACATTCTTAAATATACCAAAATACAAACACTCTTTTCATATAAAAGACCAGTTTTCTGTCAATAATATTAAATACGATGATTCTGTAATAGGAGCGGATATGCATAAATTACATTTAGGAAAAGTAAAAAACTTTGATTATCCAGAAATAAAATTACCTAAATATATAATTGAAAAATACAAAGGAGTATTGTATGAGTATTAACGGTATGCAAAAGAAAGTATTATCAGAGCAAGCTTTATATTATGGCGATGTCGCTATGCCTAAAGGTTTTGAGATAGACCAAGAAAAACTTACTAACGATATTTTACAATCCTCATTTACTAATAAACAATTTCCATTCTCAAGAACTTGGGATATGTTAAATACATATATGCGAGACTTTATCGGTCTTGATTATGGTATCAATTTAGTCAATAAAGATTCTTGGGGTGATATTTATAAACCTAGTCAAGTATCTAAACCTTTATTAAATGTTGATCCAGTAGATCTTCGAAACTCACCTGACTTTACAATGCTTTATGGAGTCAAAGTTGATAAGTGTTGGATAAGAATACATTTCGATGATAATAGACGTAAGGGAAGAAGTTGGGATATAGAACTTAAAAAAAATATGTTTGTTATGTTTCCATCTACTAATATGTATATTGTATCAAATGACCAGAAAGATAGTTTGAATTTTGTTCAAACCATAACTTATGAATATATATAAAAATTTTATAGATAAAAATAAAGCTGATGAAATAGAAAATTATTTTTTAAGTGGGAATTTTCCTTGGTACTATTCAGAAAACAAAACTACAAAAATAAATAAATCTTATATGTTTCATTCTTTTTATGAAGACAATCATGTTAATTCAAAAGATTTTGATTTAATTAAACCTATTGTAGATAAATTAAAAATTAAAAATATTTTAAATATTAGAGCTAATTTATGTTTAAGAAGACCTATGAAATGCAAATGGCATTGTGATGAATTTACAATAAATTTAAAACACAAAACAGCTATATATTATGTAAATACTAACAATGGAGCCACAGAATTTAAAAACAAAAAAGTTAAATCTGTAAAAAATACAATGGTTGTTTTTGATGCAGATGAAAGGCATCGAGCTATATTACAAACAAACACAGAAGCGAGAATGGTGATTAATTTTAATTATGAATATATCTAATTACTATTGGTATTTTAGTGGTGTTCTTACACCAAAGTTTTGTGATGATGTAATAGCTTATGCTAATCAACAAGAAGAAACAATGGCAAGAACTGGTGGTTATGGAGATAGAAAATTATCTAAAGATGAAGTTAAAGATTTAAAAAGAAAAAGAAACTCTGATTTAGTTTGGTTAAATGATACTTGGATATACAAAGAATTACACCCATATGTTCACATGGCTAATAA